CTCTCGATCCATGCAAGCTTGCAAGGCCGCTTTAATTGTTTCGAGTGAGTCAATAGAGTTTACTATTTCATTTGCTTGTATGCGATTCATTTTATTACTTCATTTAGGTTTATGCTAAGCAAGTGCGCTTAACTGAGACCCGTTAAAACTGCTCAAATGCACCTTGTCAATAGTTTTTTTTAACTTTTTTTAACTGATTACAATGGCAAGCTTTACCGGTGGCCTTGCCGGGCAATGTGCATGTAGGAATTACCGGGGAATATATCTCAGCCTTGTAAAAGAAAACTTATTACATGATCTTGCCGCATTTGTTACTAGCAAGCTTGCAATCGAGACTAGCAAAGCAACTTTTTTAAAACAGGGGTGGCGGGGATCAGTTTGTTGCGCACTCTGTTGTATATATATACATAAACTGCCCTTTAAAAAATGTAATCTAATTGGGCTATGTTTTTTAGGGTATCCTTATGAGGTGCGTTTTGCACCTTTGGGTCTAAAGTTTGACACACCCTAAAGTGCAATATACACCTTTGGGTATGAAATCGTTATTAGATGGGGTTGAGTGGAGGTATAACCCTACGTGGAGCTTAATGGAGGACGGGGAAGGTATATGGGGGGATGATCGTTTGAGTCTCAAGGCTAAGGGCATATGGGCGTATATGAAGTCAAAGCCAGCCACCTGGGACTTCAGTGCTAGGAGGATAGCAATGGATAGCAAGGAGGAGACTAAGAGTGTGCAACGGGGTATGAGAGAATTAGAGAGTTGTGGTTATTTGAGTAAAAGGAAGTTAGGTAACGGTAGGGTACAATACAGGTTGGCGGAGGAGTCATATATAGGTGCAGAGCCTAAGATAGAGAGAAGTAGTTTAGAAGATAGATATGGGGACAGATATGGATAGTGAAGAGACGAGCATAGAATTAAAGGATAGGATGAGGGATGCCCTTGCCCCTATGCTTGCTATGGAGCAGGAGAGGACGGCTAAGAATAGTCTGGCTAACAATAACCCTCAGAGATGGCTTGCTGCGGCTTCTATGTTCTTAGCCGGCTCCAGTATGCATGATGTAAAGAAGGAGTTGGATATGCACCATTACATAGCCAGGCGCATCAATGGGATAGTAAAGACCTGTGACGAGGCTAGGGTGTTCAGGCAGGAGAGGGCTATGCAGCTAGCCTCTACCATAGATGAGATTAGTAGTATAGGGGAGAAGATTGCCTCTAGTTATCTAGACGGCTCTGCTGAGGCAGAGGAGAAGATAAAGAAGGCAGAGACTAAGGACTTGGCTAACCTAGCGGTAGCACAGGAGAAGTTGCACAGAACCTTTGATAATGTGACGGGTAACAATGTTCAGAAGATAGAGGTAAGGCATATAACTACCCCAGAGGAGGCCATGAGCCTCATAGATTCGCTGCCAGAGGCAGAGGTAATAGATGTAGGAGAAGATGGCTAAGTCACTGATAGATGAAAGCTATGATCCCATCTACGATCAGATTCGTGGGATACTGGGAGAGCATTTCGAGAACTACTGCTTCATCGTGATGGATGAGAAGGGTGAACTATTCTATGACTACAACCATCTGCCAGCAGGAAGAATGCTTTTGCATGAGATGCAACTAGAGATTGGTGACGACAATATAGAGATTGAGTGGGAGTTTGAAAGCGACCCAGATGATCCTGAAGATGATGCAGTGGACTAAGCACCCAACGATACCTACCCCTGACAAGGGAAGACTCAAGGCTCTCTTAGACTCAAAGGGGGCGCAAGCCGTCTATGACGTATGGAAGGCAAGGGAGGATGCTATCAAGCTCACCATAGATGATCCCCTGCGTCACGGGGTAAACCTAGTTAGTTGGGATAGGATTAGGTGGGCTTTGTCTCAGTATAACGAGGTTTTGGTTCTTGGCGGTAACCGTGGTGCTAAGACTACAGGTATGGCTAAGATATTTATGGAGTCCATTACCAAGCACATGGATGGACACGTAGTATTGTTCTCACAGAACGCTGACACGTCCGTAAAGGTTCAACAGGCTGCTATATGGGAGTTTATGCCCAAGGAGTTCAAACGCAAGACCAAGGGCATCGAGGGCTACATTAACTACTCTATGCAGAATGGTTTTACCGGGCAGTCGTTTATTTTCCCAGATACTAGGACTCGCGTAGACTTCAAGACCTACACGCAGTTTAGCAATAACCATACAATCTTGGAAGGTTTTGAGTTTGGGTTTCCCAATCTAGGCAATCACCCAGAGAATGTGGGCATTGGTAACGATGAGTATCTAGGGGACTCTACGCTGATCAACACACAACGTTTCCGTCTGGCTACCAGGGACTCTAGGCTAGTCACAGGGTTTACTCCTATCGATGGCTACACAGAACTGATTGCTGACTACCTAAGAGATGCAGAGATTCTGGAGACTAAGCACGCAGAGTTACTAGATGAGCCTGTCCCCGTAAAGCAGTATAGTGTCAATAGGGATGCTGGCATTGTCTATCTGCATACAAGTGAGAACCCTTTCGGTGGCTATGATCGGATAGCCAAGGACTTGCAAGGCAGACCAAGGGAGGAGATACTCACCCGTGCGTATGGAGTGCCAGTTAAGTCGATGACTACCCTGTTCCCATACTTCAATACCAATGTCCACGTAACCAACGAGATGCCTGAGATTAGGCAGGACACACATACAGTGTATCAGATTGTTGACCCTGCGGGTGCTAGGAACTATGTGGCTATATGGGCTGCTGTGGACAAGAATGGTTTTATTACCATACTGCGTGAGTGGCCAGACAGGGACAGTTACGGAGAGTGGGCATTGTCAGGTGATCCCAAGTGGAGGTTTGGTCCAGCAGCCAAGAAACTAGGTTATGATGTCCAGGCTTACATAGATGAGTTCTTGGACATAGAAAGTGATCTGGGAGTAGAGGTGTATGAGCGTATAGGTGACTCCCGCTTCTTTGCCAGAGAGAACGAGAACAACACAGACCTGTTTGAGAGCTTTGCGGTTAGGGGTATGTATTTCATTCCATCTAGCGGCTCAGACATCGAAACAGGACTATCTGGGCTAGACGAATGGATGCGATACAACCCGGATGCAGAGATAGACGATGCCAACAGACCCATCTTGAAGATACACTCATCGTGCGGTAATTTAATACAGAGTTTAATTAACTGGGGACACAGAGGAAAGGTAGACGAACCATTGAAGGACTGGATTGACCTTCTACGTTATTTACGGATGATAAATGACGGATATGGACCAGACTACGTTTCTGATGCCTCAATGACAACAACAAGAAGATCAGAAGGAGGGTACTAATGCCTAAAAAGAAACTAGTGAAAATAGCAGAGGAACAAGAGGTAGACTTTGATGAGGCTATACGTATAGCTGTAGAAAAGCTGCCAGAGGGTTCATTGACAGGAAAAGGTAGAAACACTTGGGTAACCGAGGAAGGCACAGCCATCCTTGAGGACTCATTTATGATAGAGGAGATCATACCTAAGCATTACTCAGGTATAGTTTTATGTGAATGTCCTAACCCTAAGTTTAATTATGTTTATAACAAAGAGATAGGCTTGAAAGTGCCTATGCTAATTCCACGCAAGTGGCAAGGTAAGCTAATTAAAAAACAAGTAACCTTTGAAGCAATTGAAGATGTCAATGGAACAAGCTACAGATACGTCAGAAAAGGAGTGTGATATCACTCTCAACCGCGAGTGGTGCAAAGAACAAGTAGACAGATTGTGTGCTTGGGAGATACTTCGTAGATACGTTTTACATGAAACATCTGTAGCTATGACAAATGAAGAGCTATGTGATACAATAGGCGTATCATCGACCCATGTTATACGGTTATTAAAATCCGTGCAAAAAAGATTAATCTCAAATAATGATAACTGATAATGTTTCTGAGTCCCTGACTTACCTGCAGGATGAGCCAGATATTAACACTTTACGCCTAGCCTACGACCAAACAGTTGTAGAACTAGAAGCATACTTTGACCTCTGCCGTACATCTTACGATGACCGCAGAAACTTCTGGCCCGGCAAAAGCCGTGACCACCGTAAGCACGGAGCAGATGCCTTCCCTTGGGAGGGTGCAAGCGACATGGAGTGCCATCTCATCGATGAGAGAATCACTCGACTAGTATCTTTATTCATGGCATCCTTAAATCGTGCCAACGTCAGAGCATTCCCCGTAGAAAGCGGAGATATTGCTCGTAGCCGCATAGTTTCTGGATTTTTAAAATGGATGGTATCCTCTGGATACATACCTCGGTTCCATAGGGAAATGGAACTAGGTGCTAATTACTTGCTTGAGCGAGGCATACTGATTACCTATATAGGCTGGCAGAGAGAGGATAGACGTATTCTCCAGCAGTTGGACCTTAATCAGATTGCACAAGTCAGCCCCAATGTAGCTACGGCTATACAGGAAGGAAAGGACGATGACGAACTGACTGCCTTGCTTCAAGCAACCTTTGAAGGAACAACTAAGAAACGGGCAAAGAAGGCTTTGCGTGACCTAAGAAAGACTGGAGTAGCAGAACTGCCCATAGTTCGCAGACAGGTCAATGCCCCTGATGTTAAAACACTTGCCCCTGATGGTGACTTCTTTTTCCCTCCCTATGTTACCGATCCACAGCGAGCACCCTACTGCTTCTGGAAAACTTACTACACCCCACAAGAACTAGAGAACAAGGTAGTCACAGACGGATGGGACGAAGATTTCGTAGATTACATCATATCTAAGTATAGAGGTGTAAATATTGACTCTATTGAGCGCGAACAAGAAGGTCGTCGCAGCCTAAGCCTAACAGACAATGCTTACGAGGCTGATGAACTAGTTGAAATCTGCTATGCCTACCAACGCCTAATAGACCAAGAAGATGGCGCAGAAGGCATCTATTGCACAGTATTCCACAAGGAGTTCAGCGGTAACGAGCAAGTGCCGGGCTATGCCAAGTTTGAACTCCTCAATGGCTACGAAGACTACCCAGTGGTTGTTACAAAGCTATCTGAGGATAGCAAACGACTATACGACACAACAACTATCCCATCTGTTCTTCGCGGTATACAGAACCAAGTGAAGGTTG